CTCATCAAACTCATCCTCCTCGTCACCCTCTTCATCCATATCAACTTCCTCTTCTTCACGGTTTGCCATTTATAGGTACCCTGAAATTATAGTGTGTGTTTTCGCGCGCTGGAAAAAAATATTTGCTAATAGTATAAAATGGCTGGTGGTTTGATGCAACTTGTTGCTTACGGTGCTCAGGATGTCTACCTTACTGGTAACCCCAAGGTTACCTTTTTCCAGGCGATCTACAAGCGCCACACGAACTTTGCGATGGAGGTCATCGAGCAGACTGTGAACGGGTCTGCCGGTAACGATGGGCGTCTGTCCGTCACCATTGCCCGTAACGGCGATCTTATCGGCGACATGTTCCTCGAGCTCCAGTCCAACGCCCTGCTCTCCACTTTTGCTGGTCTCGTTTCTACCACCGGGCCTTTCTCTGGGTGCTGGGCTGCCGAGCGCGCCATCAAGGACATTGAGCTCACCATCGGCGGTCAGCGCATCGACAAGCACTACCAGGTTTGGTGGAGGCTGTACTCCGAGCTTTACTTGTCCGCTGACAAGAAGGCCAACTATGCCAAGCTCACCACGGATGCCACCGGGGCTGCCTCCGGGGCTGTCGTTCGTGGGTCTCACCAGGTCTACCTCCCCCTCCTGTTCTTCTTCAACAGGAACCCCGGGTTGTACCTTCCCCTCATCGCCCTCCAGTACCACGAGGTCCGTCTCGATTTCGACCTCGCCAGCGAGTTCACTCTTTACCACTCCACCAGCGGCATCCACGTCTGGGGTAACTATGTGTACCTCGACACGGAGGAGCGCAGGCGTTTCGCCCAGAAGGGTCACGAGTACCTCATCGAGCAGGTTCAGCACACCGGGTCTGACTCGGTCACCGTCGCTGCCACGCAGACCCAGCAGAAGCAGATTCGTCTGTCCTACAACCACCCCGTCAAGGAGCTCGTGTGGTGCTACAACAATGGTTCCTCCACCCTCAATGGTCTCTGGAACTTTACTTCCAACTTGATGAGCTCCAACGCCGTTGTTCTCGAGTCCAGCACCCGCATTTCCGCAGGTACCTCGAACATTATCTGCTTGGTCCCCATCGGGTCAGCAACCGGTGTTCCCTTGATGGTATGCGGTTCACCCAGTGCTAGCGGCCCCGCCACTGCCAACGTCTCCGTGTGCCAGTGGATCGAGGAGGGTCTCGCATACAGCTCCGCCGTTGTTGCCAACATGTCTTGCGGGCCTCTCAGCAGCTTCAAGCTCATCCTCAACGGTCAGGACAGGTTCAAGGAGCAGTCCGGCAAGTACTTCAACCAGGTCGAGCCCTACATGCACCACACCGGCAACCCTTACCCCGGTATCTACTCTTATTCTTTCGCACTGAAGCCCGAGGAGCACCAGCCCACCGGAACCTGCAACTTCTCTCGCATTGACAACGCCCAGGTCCAGGTCACAATGAAGGCTGGCGTCATGGACTCCACTGCCCAGTGGATGTTCGCCGTCAACTACAACGTCCTCAGGATCCAGTCCGGTATGGGTGGTCTCGCATTCTCCAACTAAATATATTTTTTTCACTTGTATTATAAATGTATAGCGAAATGTCTGATTCCCAAGAGAAGGAGAAGAAGAGAGAGGCTCTTTTAATAAAGTGGATTCCTAGGATTTCACTCATTATCGGAATATGCGCATTCCTCTTTCAAGTCACAGTCTTGTACCCGTGGCACCTCGAGCTCTCCGAGCAATTGGCGAGCTTGACCAAGTTTGTTAAGAACTCGACAGCTTAAAAGATGAATAGTCTGAAATATCTGAGCTTTTTCGTCCGCTGTGAGTGTCCCGCGTTCTCGGACCCGTTCAATGACTCTCTTACATAACAAAATTCCAATCAACAATTCATTCATTAAAGATAAACGATACTTTATATTTAATGAATTTATCATGCGATAATAAGATACTAGAGGAAGTCAGGTATCTCATAAAAGACAACATATTACCTAGAATCACACAGTTGGAGGTGGAGATCCGTGAGCTCCGCAGGGTCACCTGGCCAGTCTGTCAGTCTCTGAGGGAGACCTCGCAACTCTCAGATATTGAGAACAAGCGTCGGTTTCTTCAGATGCTTTTAGACTCGGATGAGGTCAAACAACTCCTTGATGAAAAGGCGGCTATTTCATCGAGACCCATTACTTATTCATCGGTGGCCTTGACCCAGGAAGAACTGTCTGGATTGAGAATACAAGACCGCTTTTAGAAGATTTTGTTTGTTTTGGATAAACAGTTAATACGCGCCCAGACTTGGTCGTCATATACTTTGGGGAGAGTACCTTTTGTTTAAAAGTGTCACTAGCTGGAACTATCATGACGGAAATGTTTCTCTTTGGGGACTCAGTCTTGAAAACTTTAAATTTACGACCAGTCTTGGTGGTACGAATATTTCCCTTGGACTTGTTTGCGGATGAAGACCTCTTGACGGAAATAACCTTTTTCTTGTATGTGGTGGGCATTTGTGTTACTACTCGCACATATTTTTAATGAGTTGTTCAAAAGTATATTCTGGTTTCCAACCGAGACGCTTTACTTTCGAACAGTCTCCTAGAAGAGTATCAACCTCACAAGGTCTGTAAAACTTTTCACTCACTATAACTATTGCGCGACCCGTTTCAGTATCAAGCCCGAATTCGTTGATACCCTTTCCTACCCATGCGAGCTTGATACCGAGTTCCTTGCATGTGAGCTCTATGAACTCCCTGACCGAGTGCTGCTCTCCAGAGGAAACCACATAGTCATCAGGCTCATCTTGTTGGAGCATGAGCCACATAGCCCTGACATAGTCCTTCGCGTGCCCCCAGTCTCTCCGGGCATCCAGGTTGCCAATCTCGAGGTATGGAGTGGGACTCTTGAGCGCCTTGACAACCTTTTGGGTCACGAAATTCATACCCCTCCGAGGAGACTCGTGATTGAAAAGTATACCACAACACGCAAAGAGGCCATAGGATTCTCTGTAGTTTATAACCATCCAATGCGAGGCAACCTTTGAGACGCCATAGGGGGACCTGGGGTAAAACGGCGTCTTTTCATTCTGGGGAACCTCCTGCACCTTGCCAAACATTTCAGAAGTTGAAGCCTGGTAAAATCTAACCTTTTTAATGAGCCCACACTGTCTAATGGCTTCTAGCAAATTGAGTGTCCCTATGAGATTCGATTCAACCGTGAGAACAGGGCAGTCAAAAGATATGGCGACATGACTCTGCGCCGCCAAATTGTAAACCTCTATCACATCATAGTCCCGGGCCTCTGTGAAAACTCTCATGACACTCGATTGATCTGTGATATCTGCATCGAATAATCGAAGGTGTTTGTTTTCAAGAGTCAAAGCCGTGAGATTACTACTTTGTATGGGATAAGTAGACCTTCGTATCATGCAAAAGACATTGTACCCTTTTTCGAGGAGCAACTCTGACAGATAGGAACCATCCTGGCCAGTCGCCCCCGTTATAATAGCCACACGGGTCATTTAAAGGTTAACAAACATAATCTTTAAATGTCAAATGCACATAAAGATTTCTTCAGAGTTATGAAGAAAATTAAAAAAGAGATTGTACCATATAAAACAAATTTCACCAAGATTCGTATAGGTGGAACCGGTGACGGTGGGTATGTCATATGCGATGGAATACCGTCAGATGGTCTTTATAGCTACGGATCGGATGATAATATCAAGTTTGAAAGGGCGTACCATGAAAAGTATGGAAAAGACTGCTGGGTCTACGATCACACCATAGAAGGTATAACAAACAAACCTGATTTTATACACTTTTTTAAACAAGGTGTATCTGGTTCAACAACCAAAGACCTTGATACGATTGATAATCAGGTTGCTCGAAACGGTCACGAAGACTGTCGCAACATGTTTGCCCAGATTGATATAGAAGGACACGAATGGATCTCTCTGACCCCTTCCGAAAAACTCAAGGATTTTGCACAGATTCTGATAGAGTTCCACACTGTTAAACATGACAAAATTATTGACTCGTGTAGTTATATACTGAACACATTGAGGTACCTGAATAAATATTTTATTTGTGTTCATGTTCATGGGAATAATAGTTTTCTTCAACCATGGTATGACCATGATTTTCCAACTACATTCGAGTGTACATATGTTCGGAGGGACCTCGTGACGCATTCAGAGATTGATTATCAAGAGTACCCTATAAAAGGGTTGGATTCCCCAAATAGTGCAGATAGACCAGACCTTCCTCTCTCATGGTGGCACCATGGCCGTGTTGGATACGGAAAAGTGTTTGGTAGATTTTTCTTGGAACAGCATCTCGGTATAAAAGAGGATGACACCCCCGACACATTCACACTTTCAGAACTCATAGAAACTTTTGAATCATGGGAAACTATCGTCAAACAAGTTCCATTCAAAACCAAACAACTCTTTACAATGTTTGAGACTTCTGATGTACACCCAGACATAATAAAAGCCATGAAGGTTTTTGACCGAGTCATAGTCCCATTTGATTATCTCAAAACTATACTTGTAAAGGGTGGTCTTCAGAATGTCACATCTATAAACTTTTATACGAGTGATCTTATTCGAGCGAAACCATCAGTCATACCCAAGACTCTTGTTAAGACCAAATTAATCTTTTTATATGTGGGAACAAATGACATCCGAAAGAATCTCACAACCCTCACCAAGGTTTTTGCAGAGGCCTCGGAAGGGACCGGTCACAAGCTCATAGTAAAGACGAACAAGACTGATGGGTTGACAGATTCCCCCAACATAGTATGTATAACTGAAAAGGTTTCACTTGATAAACTCGCAGGTCTGTACAACGTGTGCGACTATGTGATTTCGTTTACTCGCGGTGAAGGTGTTGGGTTGCCCATGGTTGAAGCTTCGTATTTCAAGAAGCCTATAATTGCTCATCACAATGGGGTATTTGAAGATGTATTTGATTTCATAAATGTTAACTGGTACCCTTTACCAGCAAAGGAGGTTCCGGTAGACACTGAAAAAGTTCCCGAGTTTCTGAAAAAGGTGTTTTACGGAACATGGTGGGATGTTGATGAGGTTGAGGCTCTCAAAGTAATAAAGAATCTAATGGCAAACTAAATATATGAAGATCTCATATGCTATTTGTGTATGTAACGAGTCTCGTGAGTTGTTCTCGCTG